TCCGCCCAGGGTTTCAAAACTAAGATAAAATAATAGTAGGTAAAATACCCAAAGGGGGGGGACGGCTAAATGCTGTCCCCCTCTCCTTTTCCCCGTAAATAGGATAAGAACCGAGTGTATATATGATACTATCAAACCTACCGCAATCATTTCGTGTCTACTTCAGGAAGGGGTATATCTACCCTGAGGTGAGGGAGAGGTGGGAGCCGCTCGTTCGTAAACTTGACCTTCCGTATATGAGCGTAGAGGACTTTATGAACTCGCTGATAAAGACGATTTCAATGCCAAGTCTTACTACGGGGTCTGTTACTCAGATGAAGGGCAGGAACACCATCACCAAACTTGATGGGTATAGCTTGGAGGAGTCTGTGCAGAAGACCTTTAATATAACCTTTAAGGTCACGGAGTCCTATCTGTCCTATCTCATTATGATGCACCAGCTAAAGGTCTTCCGCTCTATCTTTGAAAAGCATAATCTATACCAACCTCCCGTATATGTGGATTACTTTGACGATAATCAGATAGTGTGCTATCGCCAAGCGTATCTTCAAGTAACGCCACTATCCATATCGGAGCTTCCAATGACATATTCCGCTCAGCTATCTCAATACACGGAGTTCACAATGTCATTTGCATACAACTACTTAGACCAATTCCTCTTGGTGGGGAATGAACTTCAGAGATTAAATGACTAACTTTATGCATATCAATAAGAGAACAAAGAGGAATATCAACGAGGATATGGATGAAGACTTCTTCTTAGATGGTCTTACCTGCAACGTTAATGGTATTGCAAACTTCATCTCAGACTACACTCCAAGGAGAGAGAACTACTACGGGGACGACAACCCTAACGACAACGCTGAGGACGACAAAGTGTTTGTGTCTATCGGAGACCTTGTCAGGGGAACAGCCGTTAAGGACGGAAAGGCTTATACGGGATATGTAACCCGTTTCCTTTGGGACGAAGATGGTGTAGGTATTGCAGGTCTACTCATCCGAACGGAAGATACCTCTGAACTTGTGGAAATATACGTCTAACATATAATATGAACGCCACCTACTACATCGGTTTTGACTTCTCCATCGCTAAGCCAGCGTGCTGTGTTATCAAGGAACAGAACAATGAAGTCACATACGCTTTCCACTACTTCCCTAAGAACCAATCTGCAAAGGATATAGCTTTATACAGAGACTTATCTGTAAACGCTCTGAGCAGGGATATAGAAAACTTTAAGTGGGAATATAGCGAATCGGTTGTCCTTGACATCTACCTTGCCAAGGAGCTTGCACGGATGATAGTAGCGGAGGTGTTTGACCCTATCCTTCCCGAGGATGGCGTTCGTAGCTATGTGAATATATACGTAGCAACCGAAGGTCTTTCCTTTGCAAGTAAGGGTCAGTCTATGCTTGATTTGGCTTCGTATAAGGGTGTATTCCTTAGCGAGGTGATGAATGTCATTGAAGCGGAGTATATCAAGACCTTCCCTCCTACAACGATAAAGAAGTTCGCAGGGTGTTCCAAGGGGAAGGATACGAAAGATAAAGACCTGATGCTAAAGGCTCTCCTTGGCAAAGATGGTTGCGAGAATATCCACCCACTCATCAAAGACCTCAACAGCCCTGAGCCTAAGCTGATGAAGAAGACACGTCTTACAGCTGGTGTAGATGACCTTGTAGATGCTTATTGGTGCGCAGAACTACTACGACAGACGATAAAGAATGAGCAGTCTTGATAGCATAAAGAAAACGATTATATCTCCGAGAGAGAAGCTAATGATGGAGCTGTCCCAAAAGAAAGGACAGCTCTTGGCTTTATTTCAAGGTGCTAACAACGCATTCACAACGCCACTCTTCACGCAGATAAACTCCGTCAAGAGTATATGCGATAACATCGCTTCAACGGCATCGGGGAAGTTCCTTGAAGTTGCTGATACGATAAAGGCAGTTAGCGAAGACCCTCTTGAATGCCTGCCCGATATGAAGCACGAGGTGACTTCCATTGTGGACGCACGCCTCCCCAAGAAGGTATATACCCTTACCTCCTTGCAGATGAAGACTGCTATTGCAGATGTCAAGAGGATGGTTGAGGAAGCCAAGGCTGATGCAGTAGGGGTGATAAACAAGTCTCAGATTGAAGACATAAAGAAGCGGGTGCTGTCTAAGTACCCCGAGGAGCTACTTGCCCTTGTACCTTTATCTATGACTTCTGACCTAAGCCGTAATGTATCAGAGGTCATGGGGTACGTTAGGGGTCTTGGAGATATGTCCGAGATAAAGGATAAGATAGCTATCGTCAAGAACCTCTACGAAGGCTTCACTCCCGATAGACTAAAAGATAAAGCGTTATCCGCACTATATTCAGCCCTTGACAAGGCTATATCGCTCCTTGGTGCGCTTCTGTTGAACTACCGAAGCAACTTATCCTACGAAAGAAAAGAGGCTCTCAAATCGCTTGAAAATAGCGAGAAGGAATTACCCTCACATCTTGAAGAAAAAGTGAGTGGGTCTATCCTCCTCAAATGGGTGCTTGATAATGCTAACAAGGAAGAAGTCAAGGAAGATTCCGTTGCAGGGAATGTAAACCAAATAACAAGGATTGAGGGTATCTGCTTGTGTGAAACGCCTGACGAAACAAGCTCAAAGGAAAACCCATTCAATGACCCTAAGAAGTATGACGGGGTTATAGTAGAGATACTACAAGAGGTAGATGAATGCAAATGGGGTGGAGCTAATGGTGTCCTTGTAGATGTTGTTGGAGGGGCTAAGTATCTGTCCCCAATAGAAAACCCAATAGAGGATGTTACGGAGAAGAACGAACTTGTTGCTAAGATAGGTATTCCCGAATGGAGACTACGATGCTACAAGGGAGGAGATACGGCAACGCATACTATTACAGATACGCTCCAAAATGAGATAGAGGGTATAAGAGATACATTTAGCGAGGTGCAGGACGCTAAGCAAGCCATTCTTGCGTTCGCCATCCCTATGGTGTATCCTAATATCGCATTAGGAGTTAGGACGCTTGTGATGAACAAGATAAAGCTGGCTATCCTAAAGAAGAGAGGTAATACCCCAACAGCTATCATTGAGCAAGCTATCAAGGCTAAGGAACACAAGAAGAAAGGGTATGACAGAAAGCACTTTGATAGGATAAAGAAGCTGAATATAGAGAAGCGTATTGAGGCTTCGGAAGGGAATGAGAATGTAATCAACCAAGCCAAGGATGATGCTATGCGTATAATGAACGAGCATTATAACTTGGTCGTTTCCGAATACCATAGGCTACGTAAGACGAGGGTTAAGTCCGAGGACTTCCGTGTTATGGCTGATATGAACAAATACGTCTACATCCCTATGCTTGAAAGGGTGAATAAGGAAGATGGCGGTCAGCGCATCTATAACAACGACTCAAAGACATTCAATAGGCTTCGTGCTATCCTTGAAGGTATCATCGCAACGAGGTCAAGCAAGAGAGCATCAGGGAGGGAAATCATTGATAAGTTCAACAATGAAGATGCTTTCAAGAAACTCTTTGTAAAGGGTCTATCTGAAAGTGATAGGCAGAGGTGGCTGGAAGAGGTTACGAAAAGACGCACGGGCAAAGACAAGGTCTCTCGTTCTGAATACAAGGATTGGAAGCACAATGAAGAGAGGATGAACGAAGCCGACTATGACCCATATAGCATCTTTGAAACGTTGTATGACGAAAGCGTTGATGATGATGGTCGTGAACTGAATGACAAAGAACTCCTTTCCGCTTTTGAGAAGCTCGTCACGAAGATGGGGTTAAAGATGTCAAGCAACTTCATCTACTCTTTGGAGAATGACCTCTTTCCACTCTTCAAGGCGTATAGAGAAAAATATCTTGAAGCATTCAAGAGACTTATACAGACTGAGGCTGACAAGCTCAACAAGTTCTTTGATGACTGCATCGCTATTGTCCATAACAGCGACAATAGGATAGAAGATGCTATGAACAGCCTATCACGCTACGCTCTTGTGAAGGAGACGCCCGCTCCGCTTGAGCTTTATATTGACGGGAAGATTTATGCTGTGTATCAGATAGGTAAGGAGACTATTGACATCCCTAAGGTTAAGTCTCCATTCGTTCCGTCAGATGCCATGCCAACCCATACGAAGTCCAACCCTACATTCCTTGATAGGGCGTATTGGGTGAGGCACTTTGCGCTTGACACCCTTTTCAATGTAACGCCTGACCGATGGGTCACGTGGATAATCCTTCCTGCATTCACGCTGAAGCTCCCCGTCATCTACATAGCTATCGTCCCCGTCAAGATTGGACCTCTGCTCCTTGTCTTCGGTATTGGCATCGCAGGGCTTGGTACGAACCTCTGTCTTCTTGTGATTAACACATCCAACAAAGACCTAAGCTACTTAGCTCCTCTGACGATTGCTCTGAACAAGGCATATGACGCTATAAGGAGTAAGGTGGAGGATGTATCCAACAAGGCAACGTCAGGGCTTAGCGGTCTTGTAAATAAAGCAGACGAAGAAGTCTACAAATCCAAGAGGAGAGTAGCTGAACTGACGGACGAGCTGAGAGGTTTAGACGGCAAGCTATCTTCGGCTATGGCGGACATTAAGGATACTATCGGAAAACTGAACGTGTCATATATGGCATCCGATGGTCTTTCTAAGTGCGAGCGTTTCCTTGGGAATGAATAGCTTGATAAATAGATACATAATATAATAATATAGACAAGAAATTAAATTCTTTTCAATATGGCTATAAGAAAAAAGAACAAAGAAGATTGGGGCAAGCAGTCTATACTCGAGAATAGACGTACCCCATCACTGCCACGTTCAAACCGCAATCGTTCTACTATCAACGAGAGCGAACGTGCATTTAGAAAGTATTATGAAAGCGTAGAGATTGAAGATGTTGATAACTACGAGGACGAAGCACCCGTTGCTGAACCCGTAAAGCAACCCTATCAGTCTCCCTCTGCACGAGGTTTCGCTTTCGTTAATCCAACGGAACAGCTCTTCAATAAGATGACGGCAAGCCTTGCTGGTGCTGTTCAGCGTATTCAGGCTCAGGGCAATCAGAACCCTCAGCTCGCTCAGATTATCAATAGCGGTAAGGCGGCTCTCGCTTCGGCTGACGAAGACATCGTTGCTTCAACGCTGGAGAATGATTTTGCTGGTATCATTGAAAGCTCTTCTGAGTTCCCCCTTGAGGCTTGGCTGAGATATAGTTTCGTCCTCATCGGTGGTGACAAGGAGCAAGGTGCTTTCTCTGCTGTCCCCTTCATCTTCGTTAAGGACAACGAAAGAGAGAATGACCAAAACACCAACGTACGTGTTGAAATCATCACGCCTAACAGAGGTGTCTTCGCTGAAGAACTTGACTATGATGTTGTATCAGGCAATACCGATAAGGAGCTTGAAGATTTCTTCGTAGAGATGTTTGAACAGCTCGTTCCTGCTTCTGCTATTGGTATTCACGAAGCTACCTCAACGAACTGCGGTCTCCACGGCAACAGAAGATATGAAGGTAAGATGCTTCGTAACATGTCTACGAAAGACCTTCGTGAAGCTATCGCTGAGGAGAAGAGAAAGGTCAAAGACCTCCGCAAGGAACGCAGAATGGTAGATGAGTCTGACAAGAAGAAGTGCCGTTCTTGCGATAAGGAAATCGCCAAGAAGACCGAAGTCATTGAAATGCTTGAAGAACGTCTTGACTACCTGAAGAAGGAGAAGAAGGCTTCTGCAAAGAATGAGTCCGCTCAGCCCCGTAAGGTTTACGAAGCCGAAGAGGTAGAGGATGAAGACGATGACAAGAAGGAAGACGAAAAGGACGAAGAAAAGACCGAAGAACCCGAAGCGGAAGGCGAAGGTGACGAAGATGCTTATGAAGATAAGTTCGTACGTCTCCCCGTGAATAACGTAGATAAGGGTATTGATGTCCTTGTAAAGTACGAAATCCCCAAGGATGAGATTACTATCGTAGACCGAGAAGAAGGTGACGAGGGTGATTCAGGTACGCTTCTTGTACCCCTGAGCTACAAGGAAAACCTTGATAGAATGTGCTTAGACCTCTATGGTAAGACCCTTGAGGAAATTACGGGTACGAAGATTGAAGAAGAAGGTAGCGGTGAGAGCATCGCTGATGACGACCTCCTCTCAGACGATGACTTTGACTTTGACTTCGGTGACGAAGAAGAAAGCGAACCTAAGGAAGAGTCTAAGAAGAAGTAAGTATTAAATAACTGCATATAAATCCTATTAAGGGTGAGTGGAAAGTTACTCCGCTCACCCTTTTTGGTAAATATCTAAAACAAAGAAAAACATAATTGTTATTTGCAAATTAACATGGCAGTTTCCTTAGATTACAGACGACTAAGAGCGGCAGGTGTATATACCTTCGAGACGGACACTACTCAGTCCGTTCCCGTTGAAGTCTCGGCTCTTCGTCTTCTTGTTGGGTTTGACCCCAACGTACCATTCAATACACCTCTCTACCTTGAGAACGAGAAGATGGTACAAAGCCTTTTTGGCGACATTGATGACAAGCTGGAGCGCAGAGGGGCATTCATGAACCGAATGGCACGTACCATGGTTCAGGTAGACCCTATCTTTGCTATCAGCCTGCTTCCAGCTACGGATACCGATTATAGTGGTTACTCTGCTTTCGGGCTGAACGCTTCTACACCCAACCCAAGTCAGATTGCATCTCACGGGGCAAGTGATGGTGACGCTCGTGCCGAAGCCACTAAGAAGAAGTATCGTCCTTCTAACCACTTCATTCAGAACAAGCACGGGTATAATGTAGGTATCGCCTCATTCCCTTCTCTGTTTGATAGGTCTCGTTTTTGGAAGCCCGAACCCGAGAACGTCCTTCGTCTTGCTCAGGCAGGTACGGGTGCAGGTGTAGGTAATATCGCATCAGCTCCTCTGTTCACTTTTGCCAACACGTCAAGCAAGGACATCTCTATTGCAGTCTTTAGAGCTAATGACCTTCCTGCTTATGATGTTATGGCTCGTGATTGGTATGGCGGTGACAATAAGATTCCTTATCCTTGGATTCGTCCTACCGATAGAATGAGTGATTTCTTCGTTCAGGTTGTGGCTATTGATGGCTCTTGGTCTGAATATGACTCTTACGCTTCCGACCCCCATTGGAGTAGATTCTTCACCCCCGATGGTCTCCGCAGAAGCGCACTGAACAACTTCCTTTCTTCGGATAGCGTTCGCCTTATCGGTACGTGGGTTGGTTCTATCATCCCTGACTTCAAGGATAAGACGGGTGCTGTTGAGTATATCCAAGATAAGGTAAACGCTTCAAACAAGATTACGGGTCTCCTCTGTTCTGTGAACAAGGATGGTCTCTCTTCGCAGTACCTTGACTACGATAACAATGGCTCGCATATGTTCTTTGATGACATCTCGGGTGGTAAGGTTACTCGTAACAAGGTCATTGACCTTATCGGTCACACTATCCATAAGGATACGAGAGAGGTTACGTTCCTTTCACACTCCACGAAGATTCCTAATGACGTGAAGCTCATTGACCATATCGGTGACGCACGTTACTTCGGTGGTCTTAATACGATTGTCTTCCCTGACCTCTCTGTTGCTGATAGCTTCAACAAGTTCTTCGGTGACGTAGAAGGTGAAACGATTGATGGCGTTAAGAAGGTCTCTGACCTTATCGCTTCCATTGAGAAGGAACTCACTTCTCTCCGTGACGGGATGTACAAGAACGTAGGTGGCAAGACCTCTCCTATCACTCTGACGTGGACTAACGCCACTTCTGAGGATGGTCGTAAGAGAAGCAACGTCATCTTTGAAATCCCTGCCGAAGCCAAGAAGGTGACGGCTGGTCAGCTGACGGCTGTTGCTGGTGGTATTGCTATCAACGCAGACCTGCCAGCTGGTTGGGATAAGTCTAAGGAGCTTGCTTACTTCGTTGAGCAGGATGCTAATGGTGTTGTCATCCGTAAGGGTGCTAATGTCGTTTCTACCCTTCCTGCAAAGGCTTCTGATGTTGATGACCTCATCGCAGGTATCACTCAGTACTTTGAAGTGTCTCGTATGTTCGTAGCTGAGAATACGCTCTTCATTCTTCAACTCCTGAAGAAGGCTACTACGGCTAACGAGTTCCTTTCTATCCTTTATAAGGCTAAGACGATTGTATCGGGTCTTCCTACCCGTATTGCGTCTCTCCCTGCCGTCAAGGAGCTGAGCGAAACGCTTGACGAGCTCCTTGATGGTATGACCTCTACCTTTGAGCGTTCTACCGCACCTAAGATTTCTACGGAGACCTATCTGTACAATATCAATAAGGGTGATGGTGTTACAATCCTTGGTCGTGAAGACAACTATGGTTTTACTGAAACGAACCCATCTCTGAAGACAAAGTACGAAAGTGCTGTCGCTCCTACCATCCCAGGTATCACTCGTGTTAATAGCGTCCGTGTTGTAACTCTTGATACGCTCAAGTCACTCAACGCTCAGGCTAAGGCAAGTGGTATCGCAAGCGAGCTGACCCTCTCTGAGGAATATATCGCTTCTCTTGAAGCTATGGCTCGTGCTACGAATGGCAAACTTCAGTTCAAGATTCTTTCCGCTGGCGACCCAATCTCCATCAAGGAAGGTTCAAGCTCTACGGGTGCAGAATCTATTGGTGCTATTGACTTCAAGGGCATCATTCAGGCTACGGAGGACGACAAGTCTTCTATTGAATCTGTCAAGGCTTATATCCTGAGGAACATCCTTCGCTTCAACAGAGAGAACTCTGTCGGTAGAGACATTACGAATAAGATACTCAACTTCTTCTCTACGAATGGCAAGACGATGTACATCTCCGTACAGCGTTCGCTTTCAGACCCCGAAGTTGCTTCTACTATCCGTCTTACTCCGCTCAAGGGTCTTATCATCTCTAACAAGCACCTCCCAGGTTTTGATAAGGATGGCAACCCCAATAGCGAAAAGGGCGTAGAGAAAATCTACTCAATGATTGAAGAAGAAGGTATCCTTCGTGGTCTTACCAACCCTGACCTTATTGACTATCGTTATATCATTGACTCTATGTCGTTCGGTCTCGGTAGAGAGAGCTTCGGTAAGTCCTACCTCGCTCGCCTCGCTCAGAAGAGAGGTAAGTGTACGGCTCTGCTCAACGCTCCTTCAATGAAGCAGTTTGAGCTGTCCTCTGACCCTTACTTCTGCGATACGTTCAACACGGGTAGAGGCATTAAGCCAGCCTTTGATACGAAGTACATCCCTCTCGGTGGTAACACGGAGATGACGTACACTTCGGGCTACTCACTCCCATCGGAAGACAATGGTGGTAAGTATGCGGCTGTCTTCGCTCCATTCCTCAAGTACAACGATGGTGGTAAGACCGCTCTTGTCCCACCTGCGGCTGACGTGTCTAACGCAATGATGCGTAAGTATAAGGGTGGTAATCCTTATGCTATCATCGCTAACCTTGATGGCGTTCTTTCTAACCGCTTCCTGACGGGTGTTGAATACTCGTTTGACAATGAGGATAGAGGCAACCTTGAGCAGATGGGTATCAATCCCATTATCTCTAAGGCTGGGCAGATTATGATTTATGGTAACAAGACATGCTATCAGACTCTGCGCTCTTACTTCAACTACCTGCACGTCAGAGAACTCCTTAACACGATTGAAATCAAGGTTGAGGAAGTCCTTCAGAAGTACGTCTTTGAATACGACAACAGCATCACGAGGTCTCAGATTGTATCTGACATCTCTACGGAGCTTGCTCCTCTTGCTCAGTCGGGTGTCGTTCTTACTGCTCCAAATATCATTATGGATGATAGTAACAACAGCGACCAACAGCTGAAGATTGAGGGCATTAGTGTCGTTGATGTTGAGGTCGTTCCCGCTCTTTGCAATGAGAAGATTGTCCAGCAGGTCAAGGTTCTAAGGAATGGTAATGTCGTCAGATAAGAATAGAAATAAGATAAGACAATGGCAGAAAAACTAAAGACAAGGTCGCACGGCTTGAGTGCGCTCCCTCAATATAGACACTCACGTATCTCTACGGAGATGCTTGAGCCCGTTTACTCAGGTAAGTTTATTGTAGACATCGTTCCTCCTGCTTATGCTGGTTTCAGCACGGAAGAGAAGAACCTCCTACTTGAAGCTATTACCAAGGTAAACGTTGGGTCTCCTCACAAGATGCCAGGCGCAGAAGTCCAGCACTATATGAATACCACAAGGTCTTATGCTCAGGCTCACCCAGGCGATACGCATATTGATATTGACATTGATTTTGAAGTGAATACTATCGACATCAATGGTCAGCCTAACCACCTGACGTATGGTCTTGTGAGACGACTTATGGACTCTGTTTATAACGTCTACACGGGTGCTACGACAACGAAGGTGAATTACGCAATTCCCCTCTTCTCAGTTGTTGCACTTGATAGAGCAAACCGCCCCTATTGGGGTTATATTTGCCGAGACATCTTTGCTATCTCCGCAGTCAATCCTCCCGTCTTTGACTATTCACAGAAGGGTATTTGGAAGCTGTCGGGTGTCAAGTTCCGCTGTGACTCTTACAGCGAAATCGGTAAGTTCGCCAAGCTGGGGTAACACATAACCATTAAATTCCTCTGAGGGGTGTGGGGCTAACCTACACCCCTCTTTGGTTAAATACCCTAAGTAAAAAGAAGATTAGATGGGTTTAGTTTTTGAGCAGGATAAGAAGTCTCCTTTGTCCGCTGAATCAGTCAAGAAGATGATGGATATAGGAGGGAAGATGAATGATATGCTGAATAAAGACGTAGTCAAGAAGTTCGGTGTAGAGGTCGTCTATTGGCGTGCTGTACCACACAAGAACTCGGCAGATGTTATCTTCCAAGACTATACTCTCCTTGATGTAGAGGACTGCCCTACGACACTTAACGTCATCTTCTCTGACCAAGCCTACAACCAAGGGGATATGGGGGTTAGTATCTATGAACTTGGATACAACGTTCCTCTTGAGTTGCAGATACCCGCTGTTATTTGGTACGAAGCATATGGTGGTGGCACAATGCCTCAGAAGGGCGACATCGTATATATACCCGTTTTGCATAAGCTCTTTGAAGTAGATAGCACTTCGGAGGTATATGGCTTTATGCAACAATTCACTCACTTCAAAGCGGTGATGAAGAAGTACACGCAGAAGCAGTACAGAGGAGAAGGCGAGAACCTTGCTGAGACGATTGACGACTACACTACGGGTACAGAGGAGCTTCTCGGTCTTGATATACTTGACGAGATTGCAGACATCTCCTCTGAACAACAGACTGACCCATATAACTCTACTCCTTGGGATAACTTCAAATACGTAGCTGATGCCGACATAATAAAGGAAAAGACTTTCATCGTTGGCAATACGGATATATTCAGAACATACTATGACTTGTCCTCTGTAAAGAAGGGCTATCTTGCTGTTGAGTACAAGGATGATGATGAGGTGGAAGAAAACTCCTATCGCCTTCTGTCCCTTTGGGCTAAGCCTAACTTCCCTGATGAGGTCACTACTTATGATGAGGTGCTACTCAAAGACGGGAAGGAACGTATCAATGGGGTTGCTTACGAGACGATTGTGATGCGCAGGTCTAAGAGACCCGTTGCCTTATCTGTCGGAGAGAAGTATATCGTATCGGTAGGGAAGTCCCTCAAGCAAGAACTTACACTGAAAGCCATACACGGAGATCACGATGAATGGTATATCACTTTTGCTGATAGGCTGAACTTAGATAAGATACAACCAAATTGGAGGAAGTCTAAGATTACGATTGCAACGAGTAATCCAACTCAGATTATATCCTCTCCAAACGAAAGTATATCACTATCCATTGGTAAGGATTATGTAAACCTATCCATCAACGGAGTGGACAATACGACTATGCTCGGCACGACATTAAAGGATGAGCAGTGGTATGGTATATCTCTTACGATGATGACGGGTGGTGATAGCTTACTTAGGATATATGCAAAGAAGGGTAGTGGTATATCTGTGGTCGCAGAGGTGAACATAGCTTCACAACTTACAGCAGGGCTGTATCAGTACTCACTCCTCGGAGGCGATGTATGCCTCAGTAACATTAGACTATACAAGTCATCTAAGCCCTTCACGGATAATGAACGTAAGATTGACCTCCTTAGTAGAGTGATTAAGAATGGCTCTAAGGCTGTCATCTGTGATTCAGTTGAACTGCCATCTCATATAGGTGGCGTGTACGTTGGTAGACAACGATAAGGAATGAAAGACGGAAAGATTATAACAGACGCTAAGGGTAAGAAGACCTACCTCGCTTTTGTCAAGGGCGATATGATTGACGATGCTGTGGAGCAGTTCACGGCAGAGGATGGTATGAACCAATCGGTTATGCCTGACGTGTTAGTCACCGCCAAGAAGAGGAAGGCGTATAAGATTGACGAGATACTCTCGCAACTGAAAAAGCCTAATGCACGTATAGAAGACGGGAGCGGTCTTGCGCCTAATGCAGATGCTAACGCTCCTATTGATGAACGCTTCCCATCTGTAAGAATAAACAAACTCGGAGAACTGGAGGAGGACTATCTCTTGTATCAGCCTATCTCCGAACTCCAAGCAACGGGTAAGAAGGTGGAAGCCGTGGAGAACTATTCTGTTACTCTTATGGTACTTCCATCGTCTGAGTATGGTCTGTATTACGATGCAGAGACGCTCGTTAGAAAGACGATACCTGCACTTAGGAAGAAGAGGGAAGGTTTTATCTTTCCTGAGACAATCCCATTCAGGTATGTAGACCCCAATGCAAGCGAGAAGAGTGCAACCACAATGCCCGTTGCCCCTTCTGATGAGGATGTAACGTGGTGGTCTACTTTCAAGAGCCACGAACTCACGGAGGTATCTACAGCTACTATGGGTATGATTGGTGAGTTCGGTACTATCAAGGGCGACTTCGTTCCACATAAGAAAAAGAAGAAGGGTAAGAAGGGTAAGGCTACGAAGAAAAGCGAAGCATCTAACCCATCTATGGAGGGTGTTATGAGACTTATCACGAGAGGTGATAATAGTGCACCTTCATATGGGTTTAAGCCATCCTCTGTGAAGGACTATGGCTTCTATGGGGCTATGGGTGCTATGATAACGGAGCAGTACCTTGATAAGGATAGGAGAGATAATGTAAACGCTTACGCTGTCCTTTCAGACCCTACGGGTAGGAATATCGCTGTCTACTTCATTGAGGGCTTCAAGAAGAAGTGCCAAGCCATTGCTGACAATGGCAAGAAGAACGTTCCCTTTGATGATGGAGGTAGAAGTAGGAATGACGATGGGAAGAACAGAGATAACGAAGGTGAACTTGAAGGAACATACGATTCTGCCTATGACCCAAGACTTGATAGGTATATAATGACCCACAAGGGTGCTGAGAAGATACATCAGAAGGTGGCTTACTCGGCACTGACGGGTACGTCTATCCTCAAAGACCACCTCGCACCATACGCAGAGAATAGAACCGCTACTACACACAAGGGGAAGGAGCATACGCAGTATTACCATAATATGGCGAAGTTCCTCAAGATGAAGGGCAATCCTAACTTCTACGGGGTGAACTCCATTATGAATCCTTATAGTGTCATCAGACTATACGGGTCTCTTGACGTTGATACGGGAGGTAAGATTAGGTCTGTAAGACTATTAGACAAGCACAAGAGAAAGGCGTGGTATGATTTGAACACCAATACAAATGGTGAGGACTTCAAGCTGTCAGTGCCTACTACAACGAATATCATCAAGTATGGTCAAGCTGACGCTGTTGGCAGAGTTCCATACTCCTTCCAAGACTTCATCTTCTGTAAGTTTTGGAATGTTATACCTAACAACCATCTTATCACGCTGAGACGATACTCTGAGCCTACGAGGGATAACCTTACGTTCCCTGACTTAGATGGTAAACTCCTGGGAGTTGAAAGTGATGTTGAAGTTGTGAACAAGAATGGTCTGACCCATTCACCTATCGCAACGATGCTCACCTATTTCGGTAGTGGTACGGGAAATGAACTTCCACATATCATCAACTTCTCAAGTGGGTACAAATGGAAGGAAACAACGTCTGCCATTTGGGATGTAACCTCAGGAAGTACGGGTGGTGGATTTATGGGTAATATGTTCTCGGGAAATGAGTTCTCTCTCGGAGGTGGTTCTCTGTGGAAGAAGGGTCTTATGGGTGCCGAAATCCTATCAGGTCTTCTCACCGACCCTTCCTACTCAATGAAGATAAACCCCGAGCAACTTATCGGTGCTAATGGTATGCCTGACCCATACACCCAAGGTCCATGGAACAACCGCATCCAAGGTCCACTTAATAGGATTAGTTCTGTGATGATGCGTGATGAAGGAATGGCGTTTGGTGGTAGTGGTAAGGAAATATCCCTATCATTCCATTATGTAGCTCGTAACTTCGGTGGGGCAAACCCCAAGGCGGTGATGCTTGACATCCTTGCTAACGCACTCGCTATGGGTACGGGTTCAGCACTCTTCTTCAAGGGTGCGCACAGATACGCCTTTGACCCAACACTGATGCCAAGTGGTAGTTTCCTTGATAAGCTATATAAGCTCCTTGAAGGGAACGACTTTGAGAAGATTATTGAAGCCATTGCACAGCTCTTCGTTGGTGGTGGAGGTATTCAGACCTTTATGGATAAAATCTTCAGCGGTGCTAAGGAGCTTGTTGGTAGTGCAGTGAACTTCGGTAAGGATGCTATCGGAGTTAGCGATGAGGATGCCAAGCAGAAGGAGAATGGGATGATGGTCAAACTTCAGAACCAACTGAAGAACCTCACCAACACTGACGCAGGTAGAAAGAAGCTCAAGGATATACTCTATGCCCTTGTCGGTAAGGAGTTCGGTTTCCAATGGCTCACGGGTCGTAAGGCTCTCCTTATGGGAGACCCCGTTGGTGATTGGCATGTCACGATAGGTAATCCTATGAACCCTATCGCAATGATAGGCAACCTCATCTGTAAGGGTGTTGATATTAAGTTCGGTGACGAGATGGGATGGGATGACTTTCCTACGGAGATGACTATCACCATTACGCTGGCGCACGCTATGGATAGGGATATGGATGGTATCTCTTCTATCTTCAACAGAGGTGCAGGGCGCATATACGTACTTCCCGATTGGGCGAGAACATCCGCAGATAGAGTCACCAAGGTGGATAAGTATTGGCAGGTGAACTCCGATGGCGTTGGACCTCGTGCTATTGAAGGATGGGGTACGTTTGACCCTGAGACGAGAGGACTTATCCCAAGACGTGACTTCAAGGACGAAAAGCAGAATCCACGTGTAGGGAAGCGTGCTGATGTTTCTATCGGAGGAGACAATGTAGATGTACCCGTCAATAGCGGTGACTCCACTATCCTTGCCATACCAAGGTACACGCCTATCGCATACAGCAACAGAGAAGATATTGGTATAGACTTCGGTAACTTCTCTCGCTCTACACTTGAAGCACGAAGCTCATACTACATTGACCTTGACAAGCTCGCTGAAAGAGCAAATAAGACCTAATTTATGTTTACTCATACACTTGATAATAAACCTATCATAAAAGGGAAGGACGGAGAGGATATGACCGACCTATGCGTCTCAATCTTTGAGAGCAAGTCACTCGGTGCATCAACCTTCAAAGTCCTTACCCTTACGGAGAGGTATGTATGTAGACCTGACCTCATCTCGCTTGACTACTATGGTACGGATGAATATACCGACCTTATCCTCAAGTACAACGAAATATCTAATCCATTCTCCCTCGTGGTAGGTTCACTCATAGCCCTCCCTGAGGTAATGGAGATTACTAAGGGTATTAAGACTAATATGGTCTCATCCGTTGTAGAGAAGGCAGAGATAAGGAAAGAGTCTACCATAGACACACAGCTAAGGAAGAGAGCGTACAAGTATATCTCTCCTAAGAACATTGAGGAGATTAACGAAACACCGAACATCAACAGACCCTTCAACGAACTCACCATACCTGCATCAGGGAAGCGTGTCGCTCCACCTAATGTAGCGAAGGCAGGGGAAAGCCCTATTATATCTCGTAATGGTAGATACGTTCTTGAAGGTAATCACGAATGCTGTGTAACGGAGAACCCAAACATCACGGATGTCATGAAAGGAAGGTAATAGCAGATGGCAAGAAAGAGAAGCGTAGTAAACGAAGAGAAAGAATTATACGAGAAGAGAAACACCGATGATGTCTTCGCAAGGGTTGTCATTGGTGGTCTTCTCAACGCTTTGAATGGAGAGCTTTTCTACACTCAGGTGCGTGATGGGAAGGAGGAGGTCATTCATATACCCTTCTTCTACAACATGGCGCACTCAGGGGAGAGGTTCATTCAGGACAACTATATGTTCTTCAAAGACCTCTGTAAAGGTATGACGAAGATGGATGGCTCTTTTGATATTATCCCAAGAGGGGTCATCACACTCAATTCGTCTTCCATTGAGGCAGGGTCTATCACGAATAGGTTTGTCCTCGGTGAATATACAAGGACAGATGAGGATGGTATTCCCCGTACATACGTATCGTATCTGTATAGCCTTCCTATCAAGTTCTCCTTTGACTGCAAGATTATCGTAGATACGACCATATCATTACTCAAGATACAATCTCAGGTCAATGAGGCATTCTACAAGAATAGGTCATTCAAGACTACCTATCGTGGTATCGTAATACGATGCAGGTATGGCATCCCTGAGAACTCCCAATGGCAGAAGCCTATGGAGTATAAGTTCGGTATGCAGGATGCTTCTCCTATGGAGCTATCTTTCAGCATAGATGTGGAAGCCTATCAGCCTATGTTTGATAAGACGACAGAGCGTCTGAAAAGCAACTACATCAAGTCCTTCGGTTATGATGTTACCCTGAATAAGTCTGAACGTAAGGATACCCTTGGACAGCGTGATGGACATAATGACCTATATGGTCTCAAAGGTGATATAGCACACAAGTCTGAGGATGGGTATATCTACCCACGATACGACATATCAGGGAAGGCTTACCCAGCAGGACACGTAATGCCCATTACGTGGCACTACGACAAGGTATATGGGGATATGAGGACTATCACTATCTCCTACAAGGAGAATGGTAAGGAGACCCATATAGCTACTATACCTAACACGATGCTTTACGATTGGGATATACCTGACGACTTCATTCCTGAAGAAGAACGAACGGATGCTCATATAGATTACTTTGGCGCAGGGGATATATCCCAAGACCAAGTCATCTTGATGCCTGACATCTCCGTTGTTCCCGATATGGCGAATGGCAAGATAACAGAAAACTCGTTCATCGTAAACAGCCAAGGGCTTTTCGTTATTGGAGACAAGACGGAAGAGCAGAGGCGTGTTATCATCAAGTACACGAAGAAGAACGGGCAAGAGGTTACATTTGATGCTTACCTAAACCTAAATAGTGGCATTGTTGATATGGCTAACCCCATAACACTCCCAAGAAACCACGAACCTATACCATACGTAGGTAGCACGGCTCATAGGACTATTGATATTGTCATAAAGGACGCTCAGCATAATGGTATCTCTTGTACTATCAAGAATGTGACTATAATCTAATAGGAAGTGACTATAAGTAAATAACATATCGAATCGAATAATAACTTGCAAGTTCCAATATATAAATGAGTAAGAAATTAAACTACGAAGACCTTCAGTCTGTAAAGGATGCACTCACAAGTGCTACCAATGCAGTCAATGAAGCTATGATTGCTGAAGTTGGCGGAGTAGGTGCACCCCGCCTCTCAAGCATGGCAAGCCTTATTGGGATGGAAAATCATATCCGTGCTATTATGGAGAAGCATGGCTCGTCTAACAACGAGGAGTTCCATTCTGTGCTAAGAGGCTACGTCAATTTCATCAATGAGTCCGAAGATACCCGTCCTCGTGACGAACGTATCTATAAGCAGTTCTTGGAAAGTATGAAGGACTTCCGATACCTCAAGGGTGTTAAGGAAGCCTATGATAGCATCAGGAGTGCAGTAAACAAGGACAAGGTCGGTGTTGAGGTTATCGCTATTCTTGACGAGCTGAAGAGTGACCCACTCTTTAAGTACTTCTACGAAGCCATTGAAGAACCTGCAATGATTTTCCTCCTTGAAAGGAATGACATTGCAAAGAACAACGCTATCAAGGCTCTTAGAGATTACGCTCGTCAGCTCCCTATCGTTGGTAGACTACTCCATATCATCAAGGAAGGTCGTCTTCCCGAAGATACCAACGAAACGGAATCGGCTATCTCAAGCGACTCTAACCTAAGCCAGGAGACCCCTATCTCTCCCGTCTTCACCAACCCTAAGGGCGTTGCTATGTTCCTTTATGGTGGTGCGTTCTTTGCTAAGAGTGATACGTCTGTACGTCCTATCACGAGAGAAGAGTACGAGGAGCTTCCACAAGACCTCAGACAGATTGCTTCTCTTGAAGCTAAGGGTCTTATCTCTTATGACGAAAACCCAAGCGGTGAGGCTCGTGTTGAGTACTATACCACATCAGGCTCTGTATTCACTATCACACGTTCTGACGAAGGTAAGATTGGCGTACTCCTCAATGACACTCGTCTTGATGACAACGCTCTTGTCTCCTTTGACCTCTTCGCTCAGATTACAAGTATAAACGACTACTCGGTATTCAACAACGTAACCAACGTACTCACAAAGCTGATTGATGGCACTTACGAGATGGCTGAGCTTGACTTCGCTACGGAGTACTCTAAACTTGATACCTATGGTCGTACGGCTCTTCTTATCAACCTGAAGGGTATGTACTTCATCATTACTTACGATGCAAGTGCGCTTGACCCATTCAATTACTACTCTAACCTGAAGCCAAGTGGTGTTCCTCCTATCTTCTCTCAGTTCTTCGGTAAGACCTATATCTCCATCAACGAGAACACGAAGAAGGCTGACAAGAAGCGTATTGAAAGATACAACAAGAGGAAGGAAGAGTTTGAATCACAAATCACCAAGCTGATTGAACAGCGCAAGGGTCTCAAGGAAGTCCTTGAAGAAGGCGCAGGCGCAAACGAAGATAAGGTTAAGGGCTATCTCGGTAGCATCAACAACAAGCTGAATAAGCTCAAGAAGGAATACGAAGCCTTCCAAGAAGAAGAGGGTGACGTAGCTACCGATGGCTCTAACAACCGCTACAAGCAGGATGATGCAGGGGTTGTCTTCTACAACGTCTCTATCCTTGATAAGGGTGTTACTCCTGATGAAATCTCTACGCCTCTTAGCGATACCGCTAATGCTCCCGAAGACTTCTCTTCTGATGAGGAAGTTCCCGATAACTACCTCTCTGAGGATTACAGCTCGGACAACGAAGGTGAAAGTGGTATTGACTTTATCGGAGAAGACGAACCTATTAACAACGAACAAGATGAGTTTGTAGACTATGGTTCTGAGTCTGAAGCTGGCGTAGCAGATGATGGCGTTCAGGTTCTTGACCTGAAGATTAAGAAGGAAGAGGATGGTTTTGTTGTAGCTTATGGTGTTGTTCGACTTGATGCCGTAGAGGATAAGGTTCAGTACAAGCCATTCGTTGTTAATAGAAATCTTGAAGGTAAGGTATTCTCGTACTATGGCGGGTCTGATGGTATTGGAGCTTTGTCAGAAGACACAACCATTCCTATGTTCGTATTCAATAAGATTCAGCAAGCTCTTGATGCAAACCAAGAATGGAATAGCGGTTCACCCGTTGATACGAGCGTAGTTACTCCTGAGGAGAATGCTCTTCCCGAAGTCAATTCTGACTACCTCGGTGAAACGCCTATTGAGTTCAGCCCCGATTCATTTGAAGATGAGTCCGCAGTAGAAGACCCAGCTTCGTTCTTTGAATCAGTAAGCATCGTCTCTAAGAGTAAGGATGGTAAGGTGACGAATATCACCGAAGCCGCCGCTGTAACGAAGAGAGTGCTTGAAGCTGAACAGATTGATTTCTCCAAGAATGAAGAAGATAGAGAACCTGAGACTTTTGAGTTCTCTGCACTTGTCGATGTACTTGAAGATGGTGATGAGTACTACGTAGACGAGAAGGGTGTATTCAATGAAGGTGATGAGTACGAAGAGATTGAGTATGTAGTCCTTTCTGATGAGAACGATACGGAAACACGTGTACTCTTCCACGTCAATGACCCTGATTCAGAACTCTATGAACAGCTCTATATCTCTAAGAGCAAGGACATCCCTCAGGGTCTTGAGAATGGCAGTAAGACACTTCTTGAAATCCTGGGTCTTGTGTCGGATGGAGAAGTTTCCGTTCTCGGTATTGAAAGCATTGAAGACGGCAAGGCTGACCCAATGAACTTCATCAGAGCTTCTTTTGCAGGTGTATTCATTGACGGCACGGACGAGATGCTTGACGACCTCGTGAAGTTTGATGGAAGCAACGTATCTATCAACACGGACAACGATGACCCATATACTGACGACATTGGAGATGCTATCAGTGTAACGGCTCTTGATAAGAATGAAGGTGTCAAGGTTATGAAACAGAGAAAGGTCAATGACGTTCAGTATATCCCTATGAACGAGAGCGCAGGTGAGAAGGTCTCTACCTTCGTTGCTGGTGATAAGGTTCTCGTAGATGGTAAGAAGATTGGTACTATCGTAAGCCAAGAAGGTGAGAACAGCCTCGTGAAGCTCTTTAGCGGTAACGAGACAGAGCGTATCCCTAACAAGCGCATTCGTCTTATCACGAGAGTCTCTGACCTCTACGAGACGGCTTACTCTAAGCAGGCTGTTCGTGAACGTATGACGATGGATAACTTCATCCCTTGCTCCATCAACTATGGTGGTATCACGGGTATCATCCAAGAAGGTAAGGTCGTTCGCTTCAGTGATTATGTAGTGGCATCTGAAGGTACTCCCGTAAAGGTGTATGATGAATACCCAACGGAGGATTCTGAACCAACCTATGTAAGCAAGGAGTATATCAATCCCTCGCAGACGGCTTCGGATATTCTGAACTCAATGAACTTCACCGATGGTATCCTGATGGACAGAGAGATGTCTACGCCTATCGCACCCGTATCGGTTGATAAGAACACGTTTGACGGAGAAGGTGGATATGTGTCAGTCATCGTCCATACCGCTAAGCAGGAAGATAACCATATCAAGCACGTTCCATTTGAGGATGTCCTGCTTATCACTGCTCCTAATTATGTTATGTAAATATAACATATTTTAAGTCATATTCATTAGAAAGACCCCTTAGGCAAAAACTAAGGGGTCTCTCTTTTATAAATAAAATATCAAACTAATACCTGACAGACAAAGACTAACGATGGATATACTAAGCATTGGAGGAGACCCAAAGAAAGATGGTGGGGCTCTCGTCAGGATTGACCCCGAAAGCCTGATAAGTCAATTCAAGAAAGTTCCAATGTTCGTTAAAGTCTGTTTTGCAGTCATCGTGATGATTGGCTTGCTCTACTACCTTGTCTTTCGTTCTCATCTATACGACAACGACTCCGACAAGCTCGGAGCACTCGTTCACCGCACGGAGAAACTGCATAATCAGATGGAGAACATTCAGAACTTCCTTAGCTCATACAATAAGGTGCTAAACTACCTTGACCTCAGGATAAGGTTACAAGAGCTGAGCGCAGAGTTCCTGCAAGACCAAAATGAGATTATTCTTAGATACCTTGAGCAGTCTTCAGACAAAGAAGATATGCCGTATCTTCTCGCCCTGCGTGACGCTATTGAACGCTCACACAGAAATGAAGAAAGAATTAAGGCTATAAATAAATCATTAGTGACGCAGGACTCTGTTGATGTTGCAAGGACGCTGGAAGCAATTAAGATTGAGCTTATGCAACTGCGTGCTAAGGAGAAAATGGATACTATAAAATAATAGCCAAATACAAAAATGAAGAACCTATTCGCAAAAATTAGAAACCACGCTGTCATCATCGTAATGCTGAGTGTTTCAACATTCGTTATCGGTAGCATCGCTTATGACCTTCTCGTGACACGACCTAATATGACCGAGACACTTGATAGGTTAGAGGTGAAGATTGACAATATCTCCTCGGAGATTGAACTCATCACACCAAAGGCGATTACCGAACAAGCCATTCTGATGGAAGACACGCTGTGCAGTATTGATAGCCTCTTGAAGTAAAACCGCAGAAACGAAGAGGCAACAAGGGAAAGAAGAGTGTATAACCTCCCCCCACATCGGGGAGGAGTTCACGGAACACCCTATCATCAACCCTATCTATAATAACGTATAGGAAGGAACATCGTTTATGGCAGGAAGACCAAAGGGGAGTAAGACTAACAAGAATAGGAAGAACTATGTTAGTAACCCTGAACTCTATCAGGAGATTTTGAAGTCTATTGATAGAGACGAACTGACACCAAGGGCAGTAGAGCTTCTGTGTAAGCTCGCAGACAACTGCGCAACCAAAGTCATCTACCAAATACCTGAAGACAGAGAGGACGCTGTTGCAAGCGCAGTGGCGGATATGATTCAGAATTGGAAGAAGTTTGACCCAACCAAAACCAAAAACCCATTCGCTTACTTTACATCCGTATGTACAACAGCCTTCACAAAGTTTTGGAGGCAGATGGGCAGGACAGATATGCCTATCTCTATTACATACAACCTATCAGATGAGCGATTTACTTTTGATATGTAATTGCTTCTATGGGATGTAGTAAATGCGAGAAAGAGAAAGAGAGGAGACGAAAAGAAGAGGAGAGAGGGAGAGTTATATACACACCCAAGAAAGAGCCTAAAGCAAAGGATTGGGTGTAATGTAAAAGGGGAAAGGTGATAGCACCTCTCCCCTTCTTGTCTCTCGTTACTCGCCTCGTTAGATGAGTGAGAGGAATAGCACCCTCAGCCCGTGACCGATGAGACCACCTAAGATAGTCGCACCAAGGTCAAGCCAATCAAACTTCCCGCCCTTCAGCTTATCCTTGTATTCCATACCTACGGCAAGACCAAGGACAAAGAGGATGGTCAAGAATAGACCGCAAGGGATAGCATAAAGGAAATGCTTGTCCCTATTACTCTCGCTGAGGAAAGGTACTTTCCTTACAACAGCCAAGACTTTCTCCACTAACTTGTCAAACATTTTCGCAATGAGATTCATACAAAGGATTTATTTCCACGAAGAAGTTTGATTTGTACTTGTTCATACGATGCTCGGTATGGTTTACATACCCAAGCTGGTTGCAGACGCATGGGACACCTCGTATCTCCTTGCATACATTAGAATGCGTATGACCATATATCCAATAGGACGCTCCGCTTGATGCAATAAGACTATCAAGGGGCGAATTGAATGCAGAGGTGTATATATCTCCACCGAACATTGTATTGGCGAGTTCAAGGGACGGAGCGTGATGAGTGATGACCACACGGGGGTATTCGGTAGGGAATAGGAACATCGCCTCTTCTAAGTACTCCAAACAGCGTCTGTGTACTTCTCTGTACCCTTCTATGGTAAGTGGTTCACCTTTGTATTTGATACGCTTAAAATCGCTCAGAGATACGTATATGGGTATCTCTCTCTTCGGGTCTATGTCTGACCACAAAGGGCACAAGATAAACTCAACGCCATCAAGGACGACAGACGTATTAAACCCATAGTAGAGATTGTCGTACTTCGTCTTGATAAAACCATCCTCAATAGTCCCAAGGTCGCCTGCACCATAAAAGCTATGGTTTCCGTGAATCATAAGGACATACTTATAGTGAGAAGTAGCCCACGAAATGAACTCCTCCTCCTCAAGCTCCTTGACATCCTTCCACGAACCAATGTCCCCTGCAAGGACTAATATATCTCCTACAACCTCCAAGGGGTTACGCTTAATCCAATCCCTCTGACTTGCAGACTCAAGATGGAGGTCTGATGCGATTTGAATCTTCATAACATACTATAATAGATAGATGATTAGTAACACACCACAAAGATAAATCAAAGAGGAAATCCAACAGCATTTGGAGGATTAAAAATAAACCCCTATCTTTGCATTGTGAAACGAGAAACACTCGGACACGACATTAAAATAAAAAGACCATACAGAGAAAATGGAAACGACAGAAACGACAGAAAAGACCCTTAGCCTCAACGAGGCAATGCTCCTTGAAGCAACGAAGTATCTCAATAAGCCCGAAGAACTCGCAGAAGAACTCGTGCGATACAACAGAGAGAAGGGTGATGGCAAGCTGACAGAAGAACGTGCTATGCGCCTCGCTCTCGCTAATCTTGAAATCGTCAAGAAGATGCGCAAAGAGCCCGTCACGTTCCGCTTCCGAAAGATTAACGGAGACCTGCGTGAGGCAGAAGCAACGCTTGAATCCGACAAGCTCCCCGAAACGAAGGGTGTAGGTAAGAAGTCATCACCTGCCGTTCAGGTCTTCTTTGACCTTGTTAAGGGCGAATGGAGAAGCTATCGTATTGAGACCCTCATCCTTGAAGGTGACAACGTCCCCGAAGACGAGGATAAGGACGAAGAAGAAAAGACAGAGGAGTAAAATCTCCTCATATTCCTCACATAGTTCAATCGGTTAGAGCACAAATCTTATACATTTGGAGTTGTGGGTTCAAGTCCCGCTGTGAGGACTCCTGGTAATTCTGTTTATTAATTGATAATCAAATTTGTAACGGGGCGTGTTGTGAGATACTCCCCGTTGCTTTTTATACAGCCATTTTGGACATTCTTTGGACATTTTCAAACGCTTAACACACAGGACGTTAAGCGAATTATACCACCAATATCACCCTAAAAACGCCCATTCTTTGGACAGAACTTGGACATTTTTAACTCTTTCCAAAATGGAAATAGTTGGACACAAGAAAGCCCCTCCCGATGTATTCATCAGAGAGGGGCTATCCATTATTACTTATAGTAGTGGTTCAGACGTGTAAGCTGGTTTAGTTTTTTCTTGAACGGCTTAGTAGCACCATTCACCGAAGCAAAGTAGAGTTGTAACATATTGAACCCGCACTTAACCGCTTCTTCGTCTAAATTTAAGTTGCTATACCACCACTTTAATTTTTCTTCATCATCGTTTCGAGCGGTGGTCTGTTTTTCTTCTTGCTCCATCTGCGGTGAACGCTTTTGTTCTTGCTTGCTCAGTTCTTCCTTTATACGGGAATCCTCTGCTTCACGTTTTTGTCTATCAAGAAACCTTTCAAACTTCAAGGCGATGCATACTCCTATGATAACTCCCAGGACTATCACAGAGAGAACTACATATAATCCAAGCATACCTATTTCTTTTTACCTCGTGGCAC